ATTACGGGCAAATTAAAGGTGGGGGAGTAATTACAATATGCCCAGAGAAATTGCCAACGAACCATTTGCAAAGAATAGTTTGCCATCAGATTATTTGTTCGCTCAACGCCAATACTACAGAGAGAGTCCAAATATTTACCCGCCCGGGTCACCTAAACCCTTGGACATATGGTATGAAAAACCACTATACGGCAAAGTAGACACGAAAAACAATCTAGTTTATCCCTTTCAAAGCGCCCTAAAGCCTATAAAAGATGATCTTTTTGTGATTAATTTTGTAGCCGATGCCTACGAAGATCTAAGATATTACGCTATACAAGCAGTAGCTAGTATTAGAACTTGTATATCATCGTTCATTGATTTGGAAAATCCTGTACGCGCTTTCGAAGATGTGAATCAATTGTATCATGATCATTATTCGGACAACGTTGCAACAACGTTTATAAATAACTATTTGACTATTCAACAGCGGAATGATATAGTGGATTTTAAAGGGTTTATAGATAACTTCATAGGAATGGCGAACAAATCAAATGGTTTTCCGCTTACAAAAGCAGCTTTTATTGGTTCTAGATTGTGCACAAACAGGGTTGGAGGGCTGATAATAGAGTTTTCAGAAGACCCGCACGATAATGATACTATCAAATGGGAACGATATCTTTCCAATGATTTTTTTGATGATTATGTTAAGATAGCCGCTACTTTTGGATTTTATGTTAATAAGAACGCTCCGTGGTCAATTGCAGCGAATATGAATTCTAGATTTATGAAAAAATATATGGAGCCATATGGCTTTACTTCGCGTGAAGGAAACTTTGAAAATAATTACCTACCAGCAGAATATTTTAGTTACGAGGCTTTTAAACAATATATTTTTGGTACATACCTAAGTTTTCGGGCATATCAACCTACTGTGCAGAAAACGTGTACTTTTAATAAAATGAATCAGACGATAGAAAGCTCATTTTTCAGAACAAAAGTTACAACAAAGCCAAGACCTGCTGATCTTTTAGAGGGAACGTTTGAAGAATTTATGATGATGTATCCCGATCGCTATCTAATCGAAAAGTATTTTCAGGTTCGTTTAGCTGAAGAAGGTATCGGTGTTGATGAAAATTTATATAAAAGAGCCATCGCTAATATCAAGCGCACGCTAAAAAACCAGAATAGTTATCAGGCGTTGCAACATATGAACAAGACAATCAAAAAATTAAAAAGTCGAACCGTAACAAAAACCTTGACAGGTAAAAGATCTTTTGTTAGGATGCAGGGGTCGCCACAACGAACGATTGGAGGTGGCACTGGAGGGTACTAGTCGTGATATTTCAGACTTTCGATGAAAAAAATGAATGTTTTTTAGTTTATAGGGAGTCTAATTTTCACAAGACCCTTACAGATGATTGCGATCAAAGCTGGTCATATGCCAATTATTTATCCGAAAAGAATGTAGAATATGCAAAGATTTACGCACAGGGCTGCAGTTTAGAAGATATGTGTCCTGTAGCTTACCTAGAAAGGTTTAAAGCCATACAAGATAAAATAAATGCAATATATATATCTGCTCGTCAAGCAAAGTTGAATCTTAATGAAATATGTATTTATGATCTGATGCCGAAACATACGTTAGAAGAGTATGCTAAAATAAAAAATGTAATATGTAAAAATGTTTTTGATGTATACGAACGACCAGATAACTACGAACATATGCTGAAAATTACTAAAGTAATTACAGATATCAAATATCGCAATCTAGATTTGAATTTGAATTCAATACCTCGCGTTACAGTTCAAGATAAAAATATTTATAAACTTATTAGAAACAGTAAACGTTTTATTGATTATGATATGTATAAAACTAAAACTGGAAGACTGAGCACCAAGAGGAATTCATTTCCAATAATGACATTGGCCAAAAAATATAGAGAAGTCTTAACTCCTAAGAATGAATGGCTTTTTGAGTTAGACTTCAATGCTGCCGAACTTAGAGTGCTTTTGGGACTTCTTGGTAAAGAGCAACCAAAAGAAGACATACACGATTGGAATATTAAAAATATTTTTGGTGGTCAAGGTTCGCGTGAAGAAGCAAAGAAGCGTGTTTTCGCTTGGCTGTATAATAACAATTCATCTGATGGCCTTTTAAATAAAACATATAATTGTGATAAAATCAAAAATAATTACTGGAATGGTAATGAAATAAATACAATATATGGTAGAACAATCCAATCTGATGACTTCCACGCTATAAATTATATAATTCAATCTACTGCTGCTGATTTAATGTTTGAGCAAATGTATCAAGTATGGGAAATATTGAAAGAAAAGAAAAGTTTTATTAAATTTTGTAATCACGATTCAATTGTAATTGATTTAGCAGTAGAAGACGAACCTTATATTAATATTATAAAAGAGTCCTTTTCCAACACTCGATTTGGAAAATTTAAAATTAATTGCTTCGGAGGTAAGAACTGGGGCGATATGAAAGAATTAAACATTCATTAACGGGAAAGCAATGCAAACAATAATTGGATTAGGATCAGCGGGGTGCAAGATAGCGGATTGTTTTAAAACTTTCCCACAATATAATGTATTGAATATCGACACAGGTTTAAAAAAATCAAAGACAGCTTATAATTTAAAGTATCAAGATCATCCTGAAAAATACGAAGCTTCATTTAAAATGCCAAAGGAGTTGTTAGACGACATTCAGCCAGAATGTTTGTTTATTACAAGTTGTGGGCACGTATCTAGCACTTCTTTAAAAATATTACAGGAAGTTTCAAAGAAGTCCAAAGTACAAGTTATGTATTTGGTACCGGACAAAAACAATCTAACGAAAACAAAAAAACTTCATAACAACTTGTTATTTAACGTGTTTCAGGAATATGCTAGATCAGGTGTATTTGAAAGTGTTTTTTTAGTTGACAATAAAAAAATATCTGATATAATAGGGCCTGTACCAATATTGAAGTATTGGGATTCTGTTAACCAACTTATTTGTGCGACATATAATATGATTAATATTTTTGAACACACAGAGCCAGTATTCACAACATTCTCAGGAAAGAATGAAGCGGCTAGAATTAAAACTTTAGGGATATCCTCTTTGGAGCAAGTAGAAAAGAAATCGTTTTTTTCGCTTGACTTAATAAAAGAAGAATGGTATTATTACGCCATACCTCAGAAGATGCTGGAAGAGGATGTAAGTTTAATGCAGAAAATACAAACACAAATCACGAATGCCAAAACGCACGATGCGATGAAAGTAGGGTATTCAGTCTATACTACGGAATATGATGTGCCGTATGTATATTGTCTAAATAGCACCACGTTGGTGCAAACATTGCCAGCATCCTAAGAGATTTGTTAGGATGACTATAACTTAAAAGGAGAATTTTATTATGGGTATGGATATGAAAAAACTGCGTGCACGCGCAGCAGCACTTAAAAACAATAACAACGGTGGGGGAAGCAGCAAGTTTTGGCGACCACAAGATGGAGAACAGACAGTTCGAATCGTCGCCCCAGCAGATGGAGATCCCTTCCGAGATTATTGGTTCCATTACGGAGTGGGCGAAGAGAATAGCTTTCTAAGTCCTAAGCGTAATTTTGGGGATGATTGCCCACTTGACTCTTATGTCAGGCAATTGTGGAAAGAGGGTACAGAGGAAAGTAAAAGAATGGCTAAAAAGCTTTCTGCTCGCCAACGTTTCTTTGCCCCGGTAGTAGTTCGCGGAGAAGAGGCAGAGGGTGTAAAGGTATGGGGCTTTGGAAAGCGTGCATACGAAACTTTATTAAATCTCTGTCTTAATCCGGAATATGGTGATATCACCGATCCAGAAAGTGGTACTGATTTGGTAATCAACTATGGGAAACCTGCGGGAGCACAATTCCCTGAGACAAAGATTACACCGCGTCGTCGTTCGTCACCCTTGACTGACGATGATTCGGAGGCGCGACAACTTTTGGATGGGATGCCCAATTTTGATGAGTTGTTCGCCTCTCAGCGGAAAACCACTCAAGAAGTGCAGGATATCTTGTCTCGCTTCTTGGATGGGGAGGCTGCAGCAGATTCGTCATCAGAGTCATCTGGTGGTGGCAGCGCTGTAGATCGCGCTTTTAGCGAACTTCTTTCTTAGTTCCTTTTGTGTAACCGCAGGGAGGCACGGGTTTATAGGTGCCTCATTTTTTCAAACAATAGGAGAGATATATGGGCGACGTATATAATAAAGGTGATAAAGATTTTGACAAGGTGCTAAACAAGATTGCTAATAGATTTAAAGGCAAAGGTGGTGGTCCCGATGCAGAGACTCTTATCAACGCAAACAAACACGATATTAATCTTGGGTATGTTACTCTCTGGTCAGATAACAATGATATTACTAATCTTATTAACAGAAGTCGAAAATATATTTTAAGTGTTCGTGACCACGATGAGACAGTTGAATTTAAGATGGCTAAGGATGGCTTTCGTAGCTGTTGCCACGCTTTCAAAGTTGGAAAATAGGGGGAATAATGGCTAAGAAAATAAAAAAAGCAGCAGGACGACTGTCCATTGCTGATATGCGCAAACTTATCAACAAGAAGGCTGGTATGAATGTAGCGCACAATCTTAATGAGGACAGCCCAACAATTGTAAAAGATTGGATACCGACAGGCTCAAGATGGCTCGATAGTATTATTTGTCGTGGGCAACTGGCAGGAATACCAATTGGAAAAGTGGTAGAGATTGCTGGATTAGAGGCGACGGGTAAATCTTATATGGCAGCGCAGATAGCTGCGAATGCCCAAAAGATGGGCATTGATGTAGTCTACTTTGATTCAGAATCGGCATTAGATCCCGATTTCTTACAGAAAGCAGGTTGCAACGTAGACAACCTTTTGTATGTTCAAGCAACTTCAGTTGAGTTTGTATTGGAGACTATTGAAGAGTTACTTGGCTCTAATGAAAATAAAATGTTATTTATTTGGGATAGCCTTGCGCTCACACCAGCGATATCTGATGTTGAGGGGGATTTCAATCCACAATCATCAATGGCAGTAAAAGCGCGTATCTTAGCGAAGGGTATGTCAAAACTTACGGTTCCTATTGCCAATAGTCAATCGACGTTTTTGGTACTAAACCAACTTAAAACAAATATAACTAGAAGCCCCTCAGAGGTTCTAACTACACCCTATGTGACCCCGGGCGGCAAAGCGATGATTTACACTTATTCTTTGCGGATATGGTTGACAGGGCGAAAAGCAAAGGCGTCGTTTATAACAGATGATAAAGGGTATAGGATTGGATCAGAGGTCAAAGTAAAACTAGAGAAGTCTCGTTTTGGCACTGCTGGTCGTCAATGTAACTTTAAAATTCTGTGGGGCGATGAGATTGGCGTTCAAGACGAAGAAAGTTGGCTGGAAGCAATCAAGGGTGCCGAATCTTTGAAACAAGGTGGTGCTTGGTACGAACTGTGTTACGGGGATGGAACTTGCGAGAAGTTTCAAGCAGCAAAGTGGACAGAGAAACTTCAAAGTGATAAGTTTAGGAAGAGAGTTTTAGAAATTATGGACGAAGAAATCATTATGAAGTTTGATAAGCGCACAGGTTCTGCAGAGGAGTTCTATGAAGCAGAATGATAAAAAACCAAATCGCTTGATGGTTATTGATGCCTTGAATATGTTTTTTAGATCCTACATTGTTAATCCTACTATTTCTAAAAGCGGAACACCCATCGGCGGCGCTGCTGGTTTTTTAAAATCCTTACAGAAGCTATGCAGAGAAATACAGCCAGATGAGATAATCGTTTGCTGGGATGGTCGTGGAGGTAGCACCAAGCGTAAACAGAAAAATAAAAATTATAAGGAGGGCAGATCTCCAGTTCGTTTAAACAGAGAAGTGAGAATGTTGGACGAAGAAGCCGAAAAAGACAATAAAATATGGCAAATGCACAGGATATTTCAGTATCTTAATAACTTTCCCGTTGTTCAGTTGGTAGCGGAGGAAGTAGAAGCTGACGATATCATAGCTTACATTTGCAGAACACCCCGATATTCAGATTGGAATAAGGTAATTGTCTCAAGCGATAAAGATTTTTTTCAACTGCTTGACGAGACTACGATTCTCCACAGGCCAATACAGAAGAAATATTTAAATAAAAATAATATTCTGGAAGAGTACGGTATCCATCCGACGAATTTTGCCCTAGCTAGGGCTATGGTAGGCGATAAGTCTGACAATTTAGAAGGTGTACCGGGAATTGGACTAAAAACAGTTTCAAAAAGATTTCCATTTTTTAGTGAAGAAAAAGACGTATCGATTCCAGAGCTTATAGAGTTCTGTGAAAATCAAGAAAGTAAAGTAAAAGCTTTCACGGCAATATGTGAAAATGCACAACTAATTAAAGAGAACTACGATTTGATGCAACTTTACAGTCCAAGTATATCAGTACAGACTAAAAGTAAAATCAAATGGACACTAGACGAGTTTGAGTGTCTTTTCAATAAAACAGACACCAATCTTATGATGCTTAAAGACGGTTTGATGGAGAAGAACAACTGGGACGAAATGTTTTCTTTTTTCAGACATATGTGCTCAAAAAGACAGGAGGCGACAAAGGATGTTAAAAAAGCTTAAACCAATAGTGATTGAAAATAGCAAGATTCCTGTGTGGCTTTCTAAAATAGCTCCCATCAAAATATGGGCCATCAGTTTTGCTTTTATTATAATTTGTCGCGGAGAGTTCACAGAACGCTCCCGACGCCACGAAACCATACACTTTTACCAACAATTAGAAATGCTTTTTGTGTTTCAGTGGATTATGTATGGTTTGTTCTACGTTATCGGACGTTTTAAATATGGTAGCTGGCGTGAAGCTTATTACCAAAATCCTTTCGAAAGAGAGGCGTACACCAATGATACGACCTCTGGTTATCTTGCCAAGCGTAAATTCTGGGCTTGGTTATCTTATGTCAAATGATGCTTGACATTTAAATAAGTATAAAATATACTAATCTCAATCATTAACACAAAAGGATAATTAATGGAAAATTTAGGCATATTTGGTAAGAATTTTCAAGAAAACTTATGCAAACTTCTTCTCTACGACCGACCTTTTTGCGATCAAATGCAAGAGGTTCTCGACGTAGGGTTTTTCGAACTTAAATATTTGCAGCTTTTTACTGAAAAGCTTTTCAACTACAAGACCAAATATCAGGTTCACCCCACCAATGAAGCATTGACGGCGATTCTGCGCTCGGAGATTCAAGACCAAAATCCGGTACTTCAGAAGCAGG